TTGTAAATTGCCGTAATGCCATCGGATGTGGGCGCAAAGACGGTGTTGGGCCGCTGATCCACCTCGCCAAGCGTGTTGAAGATGCCAGACGTGCGGCCCCACATGCCGTCGGCGTCGTTGCCGACCGTGCCTGGGTTCGACGTGCGTCCTTCCGCGGTCGTTGCCGAACCGCTGTAAAGGTGGGCACCGCGGAGGAGGCCGGCGTTGTCGACGGTGCCGCCGGCATGGGTCACCCGTAGGCCGGCGGCGATAAGTCGGCCCGAGGCGAACGTCTTGAAGGCGGTGCCGGCAATGGGGTTGCCCAAGACGCCGCCAACCACGCCGTAGGACGCGGGCCAGCCGGAATACGGCACGGGTCCAGGGAGGACCGACGGATTGCCCAGGATGCAGTACGGGTCAAACAGGCCAAACTGCGAATTGATCTGGATGATGCCGTTTGCCGGGGCAAGCGTGTTGGCCCACTGGAACCACGTGCCCAGCGCGTACGTCGGCTTGTTGATGTCGGCGGCCATGGCCAACGACGGCGTGACTGGGCTGAGGACGCCGGGGTAAAGCGTGAAGGCCGAAGTACCGACCGGGTTGTTCAGCATCGTCGTCGTCGGGGCGTTCGACATGTTGACCGTCATCAGGGCCTTGTGGTAGACCGACGTGGTCGCGGTGGGCTTGCCGCCGACGACGTGGAGCCGTTCAGGCGGGCAATCGAACGGGAACAAGAAGCACATGATGGCCCGCCGGGCAGGAGGGCGCAGCGCAGCGATACGCCGCACGACCGAAGCCCCGATGGTGTTGTTGAGAGACAAGGTCGAATTGGACCGGAAGGCGCCCGACGGGCCAGCGGTAGCGTTGGCACCCACTAGGCGAGCCTCGGCCTGGCGGCCATTGCGGTTCCGGGCGCGTCCGTTGCTACGGGCCTTGGCGGGCTTCGGGGCAGTTCGTTTGGCCGGCTGAGCCGCCTTGGCCTTGCCGCGTCCGCGCGGTCCCGGGTTCGGTTCAATGCCCTCGGTAGTTAAGTCGCGCCCAGGGACCCGTGCTGTAGGCGCCGGTGCGCGGGCGGTGACCGGGACGATGTCGATGGTCGGCGGGTGCTCTCCGTGGCGCCAATCGTCGGCCACGATGTCGATACTGGGGGGCGACGATCCATGGCGCCAATCAGGCGGCGCGATTTCCTCGCGAATGCCACCGACGGGTCCAATGGGGACATGGATGGCCTCGTCGTCACGGCCAAACCAACCGGACGGGTGGGCGAAGGCCGGGGCGATCTGGGCAATCATGCCAGCCTCGGTGTCAGGGACGAGCCAAGCCGCCAGGCCCTCGTCGACCGCGGCGGCGGCCCGTCCAAGAAGTGGGATGAGCTCGTCGGCGGCCAGGGCCAAACCAACGATGGAAGCCTTCATCTCCGCCGCCGTGTTGTACGCGTAGTGAGCGTCGACAGCCGCGTCAAACTCCATGGCCGCCCACTTCCGGTGCAACGCGGCAACGGGTTCATAGATGGCGTCAGCGCCTTCGGCGGCCGCCGCAGCGTCGGCGAGGCCGGCCTCAGCGAGGCGCTCGGCCACGGTTGAAACGGCAGCGGTGCGCTCAGCCGTGATGAAGTTCTCCAAGCCGAATGCCCTCTTGTAGAACTCCTCTGCGGCCTCGAGGCTGCGGCTACCGTAGGAGTGGAAGACGTGCTCCGCCAAAGCCGCGACGGTCATCGCGACGTTGACGGGGTCGCTGTAGGCCTCGCCCATGGGCTCGCGATCGACGTCAACGACGCCGTCGATCTCGAGAACGCGCTCAACGGCAGGCCCCTCGACGTGGCCAGCGCCAATGGCCGCAGTGATGCTGTCCAGGTCGTCGGTGGTGAGGCCATAGCGAGCGCACCAGGCGGCCCGCGTCGAATCGTCGGGTTGAAGGACGAGGCCGGACGGTTTCCAATCGCTGACGTCGCGCGAAGCCTCCGCGACGCGGCGCTGATCCGTCTGGCCCGCGCTGACGATGAGCATGCGCCGACAAATGGCGCTGACGACGGGATCGTGTCCGGCCAAATTGATGAGCCCAAGGGCCGTGCCGCGAAGCGTGCTGCGCAGTCTCTTCTCAGACGTCGCGTTGACTGCCTTTGTCCACGTCGTCTTGGCCAAAATGCGACCGCATTTCGGCGTCCACACGAGACCGCGGCTGGTCGGGCAAAACCATCCGGAACAGAACTCAACGTTGTCAGCGCCGACCTGCCGAGCGTCCGGGATGAGGCCGTACCGCCGGAGCGAGGACTCGTACGCTGCGAAGTCGAGGTCGCCTTGATACGCGACGACGCAGTCGTCGCCGAGCACCATGACGTGAACGCGACTCGCGCCGGCCGAACGCGCGGCGGCGATGTTGACGGCAGCGTTGATGATGGAATTACCCACACTCGTGTTGGCATCGCCAGACTTACGCTTGCACCAGATGTTGTACGTGATGTTTCGCATGTACCCTTTGGTCGGCTTGGCGCGCGTCGGCCCGCGGCGCGTGGCAAACTGGGAGGCGACGAACGCCAAGCCCGCCTCGTCCATGCCCATACGCCGATAGGCGTCCAGTTCAACCTGGAGCAAGCCTTCGGACACGGTGCCGTCGAACTTACTGAAGTCCGTCTCGACGAGGCGCCACGGCGCCGACGAATGAGTGGCGATCCAAAACCCGAGCTGGTCGGCGCGGGCGCCGCTGACGTAGAACGCCGCGTCGGCGTCGGGCACTGACTCGCAGTTCCAGACCGACTTGAG